GCAAATGATGCAGTTGGTGGTATAAATAATGAACCAGTACCATCTGTGATATCTCCACTTCCGGATTTTTGTAATAACCTTTGATAGGTATCCTGAATATTTTGGCCTGTTAAATTTGGTAAAGCCATTTATAACCCCTATTTTTTGTATAAACCTTTAAGAACTCCTCTAATAACTTGTTTCTTATTATTTTCGTTTAATGGTCTATGCTTTGTATATGTTGCAACTATTTTGTTTACCCTGTTCTTTTTCAGATGTAAGTTCTTTAAATCAATATTTTCACGTACTAACAATTTCATTATATTAGCAACATGATCAATATCTTGTTTTGTTATTTCTTGTTTTATATTCGAGACTTGTATTTTGTTTTCTTTAATTACCTTTTTAGATGCTTGTGATTTTACTTCAACTGTTACCTTTTTACTTGCATCTACTTCGAACTCAGACTTCCATGGGATGAAATAAGTATCTTCTGCGATCACCTCTAGCCTAATATTACCTTTGCTATTCTCATCTATAAGTCCCCTTAATTTCTTAACCGGTATCTCACACTTACCATTTGATGATATTTTTCCGTTAAACATCAAACTATAGTCGCTAGTCTCTACAACTAATCTAGCAGTTGATTTTGAAAGGCTAGTTCCTTCTATTTTAATATCACATTCAAATAATTCTGCCTTGTCTGTAAATAATTTATACATGTATATTCTCCACTGTTAAGTCTATTCCTAATACTTCTTTAACTACTAATTCACAATCTTCTGCTGTAATCTCTATATCATCTCTAATAGTTTTTTGTCCGGAATATGTTTCTATTCCTTTTACTTTACATACTAATTTTATAAATCGCTTTTTCTTTTCTGATTCTAATTGTTCAACATTCCATAATACTTCTTGGCTAGATGCACCGTCAGATACTACTTGTTCAACAACTCTTACATCATCCCATGTATATCTAGGTTGAGTTCCATCTGTTGGTGCCTTTTCCCATTTGAAATCGGCATCTTTCCATTTTATTTTATCTCCAAAAGCCATTTTATATAAATATGCTACTTAGTGATAACCATTCAATAATTCTAATAAATCATCTATAGCATTATGTCTATGACTATCTTCTAATACACATTTGAAAACGTATTGAGAATTTGTTAATTTTGCCATATCATGATATGCTGAATAATTTTTATCTTTCAAATCTATCTGATAAGAATCTCCACAAAATAACATTTTTGAATCTTTGCCTAATCTACCAATTGCCATTGCTAATTGACTTCTTGTTAAATTTTGAAATTCATCTACAATTACAATTGCATTATCAAAAGTTCGACCTCTAAAATGTGCCAATGATACTAATTCTATTTGTTCAGATTTTTCCATTTTTTCTAATATAGGTGGTTTATTATAAACCTTTCTCATATTACTTCTAATTGGAACTAACCAAGGCTCCATCTTTTCTCTTTCTGATCCTGGCAAGAAACCGTTATCTTCTGTAGAAATTGTTGGTCTTGTTATAATAATCTTATTAAATTGTTTTTTGAAAAATTGATCTAAAGCAACTTGGACTGCTAATAATGTTTTACCACTACCCGCTTTTCCTACAATAAAATTATAAGGATGTTTTAGAATTTGTGTCTTTGCTTTTTTTTGTTCTGCCGATAGAGAAATTGAAAATCTAACGTTACCTTTTGGTGGACTTTTTACCATATTATCTTTTACTGCCATCGCGTGACCCCTTTATGTTAACTATTTAATATAAATATCTAGTAGCTTGTGTATAACCAAAAAAAGACCCTCCGAAGAGGGCCTTTTAATATTCACTTACTAATTTATAAATAAATCAATAATTACACAGTATCTAAACCTGCTACATGGACTTTACCATAGAATTCTGGTCTTACCATTTTCTTAGCATATCTAGTCATAACACCTTTTCTTGGAGTGAAGTTGTTAGGATCATATACTAATGGAGTCATGATAAGTGGAATATATGGAGAATAAACAGCACCTGTTTCAAGGAACTGTGCACCTCTATATCCCATTAATATAGTATTCTCAGTCATATAAGGATTCTTATAAACTTGGAATCTACTATTAATAGAACCTACTTTTTGTACACCCATTGCAAATTGCATCTTGTCACCATCTGTATCAGCAGCATATCCTGGAATTGATTCTAGGATTGTTGCAACAGTTGGAGAACATACTAGGAAGTTCGCTCCACCTCTTAAAGTTAATTGGTGAATCTTGTTCGAAACTTTTTGTATTTTAGTACCTAAAGTTTGGAACCATGTTCCTTGGTTGTATGCTTGTGCTTGTGCATTTGATTGAACGAATGTATTAGTTCCGCCATCATACTCATATCCAATTTTTGCAGACCATCTTTCAACAGTTTGTGCATTCTGTACTAACATGTCTAAAATTTCTAAGTCAATTTCTTGAGAAACATACTCAGATAACATAGAAGTTAATTCAGCTTCAGCATCAATTGAATGATAAGCATTTAAGTCTTGAGCAAATTCTGGAGACCATACTGCTTTCAACTTACGTGTCTTAGCAACAATCGCCTCAGATCTCATTTCAAGATTGATTTCTGGAATGTCTAATGCAGTTGTATCAGAACCTAATGATTCAGTATCTTCAAAATCACCTCTGGTAATATCCGTTGGTTGTTTGTGATATTGGATCTCAATTGGTCCATCAGCAATTTGTGGTGAAGCAGCTGTTTGACATAGGAAGAATACTCTTGAATCATTTGCAGAAATTCTAGTGAATTCTGGAACGATTGTAGTAATACCTGCGTTATCTACGTTAAATGCTCTAACACCTTCTGCATCCATACCTGACAATGAACTTGAAGCTACAGATATAACTTGGAATTTATTACCAACGTTAGAAGCAGAAAATTCTGCATTAAAGTTAGTATACAAGTCAAATTGTGCTTGAGTCAATGTAGTATGCTGAGATATAAATGTATCTGTAATTGGATTATAAGATCCTGTAGCATATCCTGCGCCGACAACAGCAGCTGATGCAATTAATGCAGCAGATGTTGATACATCGTTAATAGAATATCCAAATCTACCTGGACCATATAAACCTTCAACAGCAACATTAGTCCCGTCACCTCTAGTTTTGTCAGTTACACCAAATACAGAATCTAACTGTGATGATTTTCCTTTTCCTGTAAGGAAGTCATTACCAGCTTCACCTGTACCTGTTTGCCCTTGAGCTGTACCATATTTGAAATCTAGATAAAATACTAGACCTGATGGTAAGTTCATTGGCTGAACAGAAACGAAATCTTTAGCAGCTATCTCAGCAAAAATTCTTCTAACTAATGGAAGAGCTACCCCTGCCCATTCTTCTGAATTTTGTGATGTACCTGTTGAAGATGCTTCTGTTACCAATTGCTTAGCTTGGTTCTCTAAAAGAACAGCCATGCCTTTCTTTTCTACCTCGTTATTCAAACCTTCTAAAAGACCTGTCTTTTCCCACTTTCTTTCAAGTTGAAGTGCAACAGTATTTTGGTTAGCTTGAGATTCGTTTGGTAACAATGAATTAATATTCATACTTTTTCTCCTCTTTTTACAAGTTAGCTAATTTTTTCCATCTAGCAGCTAAATCATTTCCTTCAGAAATTACTTTCTTACTTGGAGCTGTTGATCTACTAGGTTTCGAAGCATAGCTTTCTTTTAATTTAATTTTAGTTCTTCCACCTAAATTAAATGATTCAGATAATGTAGCAAATACTAATTTAACCTCTCTCAATGATTGAGCTCTGTCAAAGTTTTCAATAACTTTCATTTTCTGACCTTCATTTAATGAATGATTTCTGAACAATTTGTTCGAGAATAATAATTTTGCATTTAGAAGATTTACTTCGTTAATTTTTCCTTTTAGGAATTTAATTACTTTGTAAGCTTCTTCTAATTCAGCTTCAGCACCTTCTTCTTCAGATACAGGCTCTTCTGCCGCTTCCTCTTCTTCTCTCAATGCATTGATAATTTCGTCTAATGAAACATCTTCGTCTACATCTTTGTCACCTCTACCTTCTTCAGATACTGGTTCCTCATCTGCATGATCGTCTTCAGTAAGATCACCCTCACCTGGGT